TTATTGAAGTCGTGTGGAGTAGTACCCCCTACAAAGACAAGCCCTCGCACGCAGAAGATTGCGTGGGCGTTTGCCAAAACAGATGAGGAGTTTAAGCAACTGCTTGAACATCCCGATGAAAGGGTGCAGGCTTTAGTATCAGCACGGCTCGGTACTAAAACGACCCTTGAAGAGACACGAACTCAACGATTTATTGATATCGGTACTCGTGGTCTTATGCCTGTACCCCTTCGATATTACGCCGCCCATACTGGTAGATGGGGTGGTGATGACAAAATCAACCTGCAAAACCTACCGTCACGCGGCGCGAATGGTAACAAACTTAAACTATCAATCCGCGCACCAGAAGAACATTTAATTATCGACTCAGACTCTTCGCAGATTGAGGCACGGATACTGGCGTGGCTTGCGGAGCAGAATGATTTGGTAGAAGCGTTTACATGTGGCGAGGATGTGTATAAAAAAATGGCTTCTGCTATATATAACAAGCCCGTCGATGAAATCTCAAAAGACGAACGGTTCGTGGGTAAAACCACCATCCTCGGTGCAGGTTACGGTATGGGTGCGGCCAAGTTTCAAGCGCAGATGAAGAACTTTGGTGTACCTATCGAACTGCAGGAAGCCCAACGCATCATCTCGGTCTATCGCCAGACATACCCAAAGATATCGGAACTGTGGAAGAAAGCCCAGACCTGCCTTGAAGCCATAGTTACTAAATCGTTTAGTAAGTTGGGTCGTGAGGGGGTGCTAGAGTTTGACCCCGAGCAATCTGGATTCCTACTGCCTAACGGACTGTGGCAACGCTACTATGGTCTAGCTAAAGTCGTGGATGCTGATGGTAAAGAACAATACCAATACCCAACTCGTAAGGGCACGGTCAAGATTTACGGCGGAAAAGTTATAGAGAACCTCTGCCAAGCCCTAGCTAGATGTGTCGTCGCGGAGCAGTTGGTAAAGATAAACAAGAAGTACAGGGTGGTACTGACGGTGCATGATGCCGTGGCCTGTATCGTGCGGGAAGATGAGGCAGAAGAAGCCCAGAAGTACGTTGAAGAGTGCATGCGAGCCTCACCAACATGGGCGGTTGGACTTCCGCTAAACTGTGAGGTCGGTATAGGTAAAAGTTACGGAGAGTGCTGAAGTGGCGAAGTACACGTGGTCGTATAGCAACCTCAACCTTTTTCTACAATGTCCGCACAAGTATTACCGTCTGCGGATTAAGAAGGACATCAAGGAACCCGATAGCGAGCATCTGCTGTACGGAAACTTGGTGCACAAAGCCTTTGAAGAATATATGCGGGATGACACCCCGTTACCGGAGAAGTTCTCTGGTTATAAGGTTCAACTCGACCCCCTGAAGGCAATCGAAGGCACCAAGTATTGTGAGTACAGGATGGGCTTGCGGGAAGATTTACAGCCCTGCGAGTTCTTTGACCCGTTGGTGTGGTGGCGTGGGATTGCCGACCTACTAATCATTAACGGCGAGAAGGCGTATCTGGTTGACTACAAGACCGGCAAGAGCAGCAAGTATGCGGATAACAAGCAACTAGAGATTCTTTCTTTGGCGGTGTTCAAGCACTTTCCCGAAGTTAAGAAGGTCAAGGCCGGTTTGCTGTTCGTTGTGCCAGAAGAATTTATCAAGGCTGACTTCTATACCGAAGAGCAGCATGTGTATTGGATGAAGTGGTTGGAAGATACGAAGCGGCTAGAAACCGCTATCGAAAAAGATGTATGGAACCAACGACCTAACTTTACTTGTCGTGCACATTGCCCAGTGGTAGACTGTCCCCATAACGGCAAGAACCGATAGCATGCCCTACACCAAGTCCCCCCGTCCGTACAAGCATGAGTACCAAATGCAGAAGAAGCGCGGTGAGCATGAAGACCGCATGGAACGGCAACGTGCTCGTAGGACGATGGACAAAAAAGGTGTAGACCGTAAGGGCAAAGACGTATCGCATGTGGTAGCATTAAGCAAAGGCGGCTCCAACAAAGATGGTGTTCGCCTTGAAAGCCCGTCGAAGAATCGGGCTAGAAACTACAAAAAGAAGAAGTAGTTAGTCTGTTGTAAAGTTGTTGGGAGCCACTCGAAATACCGAGTTGGCTCTGTAGGCTATTGAGGAAATTATGCGCCCTGTTTACGAAACGAGCGAAGACAGAGAAAAAGAAGCCTCTGTTTGGGAATACTTAACTAACAAGTATGACTGCAACTACTGTTTGGCCCCCTCACTATCTCAGGTAGACGGGTTTTTATCTGATGCTGATGGGTCTTTAGTTGCGGTGGTAGAAATAAAAACTAGAAGAAATAATAAGGACAAGTACCCGACATACATGTTGAGTGCTAGGAAATGGAGAGCAGGGGTAGAAGTATCTAATCAATACGGTGTGCCGTTCATACTGGTAGTAAATTTTACTGACGGCATATATTTCACCAAACTAACTAAAGAAGTGTCGTTTGGTGTGGGCGGTAGGTATGACAGAAATGATTCTATGGATGTAGAAGAATGCGTGTACATACCGATGAACAAGTTTAAGCCCCTGTAACCATGCAAATAATTGATAACAAAGGGCTTTTGCTGCGGTTGAAGAACCCAGAGAAAGTCACTGCCGTAATCCCCAAGAGCAAGATTCTTGATGATGGTTCGTTGCTAGTTAAGTGGGGTCTAGAGGAAGCGCAAGTACTCAAAAACCTAAGAATCAAGAACGTGCCCTCACCCATAGAGGCACACTACGACTGGCCCGGACTGTACAAGCCATTCGCACACCAAAAGAAAACCGCTGCATTCTTGACCTTGCACAGGAAGGCGTTTTGCTTTAACGAGCAGGGGACCGGCAAGACATCTAGCGTTATCTGGGCCGCTGACTACCTGATGAACTTGGGGCATGTGAAGCGGGTACTGGTGATTTGTCCGTTGTCAATCATGCAGTCAGCGTGGCAGAACGACTTGTTTAAGTTCGCCATGCACAGAACATCTACCGTTGCCCATAGCTACTCGAAAGAGAAACGCATCGAGGCAATCAACAGCGATGCAGAGTTTGTAATCATCAACTTCGACGGCATTGAGATTGTGTATGACGCCTTAGATAAGGCGGACTTCGACTTGGTGGTAATTGACGAATGCAATGCTTTGAAGAACCCGTCTACTAAGCGGTGGAAGACCATCAACAAACTCATCAAACCTAAAACTTGGTTATGGATGTTGACTGGTACACCGGCCGCTCAGTCTCCTATGGATGCTTACGGCCTAGCAAGGATGGTTAACCCGTCCGGTGTGCCTAAGTTTGCGGGTGGTTTCAAAGATATGGTCATGCAGCGCATCACTCAGTTCAAATGGATTCCGAGAGCGCGGGCTGAACAGATAGTGCACCAAGCCCTGCAACCGGCAATTAGGTTTACCAAGAGCGAGTGCCTAGACCTACCAGACATTACGTACACGACGCGCGAGGTCCCCCTAACCGCACAGCAGAAGAAGTACTACAAACTCATAAAGCAGCAAATGATGGCTGTTGCGGCAGGGGAAGAAATCACGGCAGTCAACGCGGCGGCCTCCCTCAACAAACTGCTACAACTTTCATGTGGTGCAGTCTACTCAGACACCGGCGAGGTCATTGCCTTTGATGCCAATAATCGTTTGGACGCACTAAAAGAAGTTATTGAAGAAGCATCCCATAAGGTCTTAGTGTTTGTTGCATACACTCACACAATTCAGATTATCTACGATGAACTTATTAGTGCCGGCATAACAGCAGAAATCATCAATGGAAAGGTCAACCCCACAAAACGGAACGACATCTTCAATAAGTTCCAGACTGACCGAGACCCACAAGTTCTAATCATCCAACCGCAAGCCGCTGCTCACGGGGTTACTCTGACTGCCGCTAACGTAGTGGTGTGGTGGGGTCCGATTACTTCTTGTGAGGTATACATGCAAGCTAACGCCCGAGTGCATAGGTCTGGGCAGCGCAACCCTTGTACTGTGGTTCATCTGCAAGGCTCCGAGGTAGAGAAGAAAATCTACACAATGCTGCAAGGCAACATAGATGTGCACTCGCGGGTCGTGGACCTTTACAAAAATCTTGACTGAAAGGTTGACAACGTCAAGTGAAGCGACTAGAATTTAGTCATAAAAGTTAGGAGGGTTTATGGAAATTACCGCAGACCGTCTTGTCAAGGCTTACGTGAAGATTCGGGAAGAACGCAACCGGATTGCTAAAGAGCATGACATGAAAGACGCGGAGTTGAAGGAACAGTTAGAAGCAATTGAGCATGAGTTGTTGGAGTTGTGCAAAACCGTTGGTGCAGACAGTTTGAAGACTCAATTCGGCACAGTAAGCCGTAAGGTACAAAAGCGATTCTGGACTAGTGATTGGCACTCATTCCATAAGTTCGTAAAGGAAAATGATGCACTTGATTTGTTTGAGCGGCGTATAAGCCAGACAAACATGCAACAGTTCCTTGAAGAGAACCCCGATGTACTTCCGCAGGGGTTAAATGTGGACAGTAAATACACTGTCTCTATTCGTCGTAAGTAAGGAGATACAATGTCTGATTTGACTATTTTTAGCCAGAACCTTCCGGCCCACCTGCGGACCTTGGAACTGGATGACACCACTAAAGCCCTCATGGGCGGTGGTAGCAGCGCGAAGCGCATCTCTATCAAGGGTGGCGTATTCCGCATGATTGTGGGCGGTGAAGAAGTAGCCCGTAACGAAGACCGTGCTATGAATGTTGTTATCGTGGCTGCGGCATCCAAAGTGTCTCGTACCTATTACGAAGGTACGTATGAGGAAGGCGTTAAGTCTGCGCCTGTGTGCTGGTCTGCTGATGGTGAACGTCCTGACACGACGGCCAAGAACCCACAAGCAAGTGCCTGTGCTAACTGCCCCCAAAACGTGAAAGGCTCAGGCCAAGGCGACTCACGTGCCTGTCGCTACTCGCAACGTCTTGCTGTTGTTCTTGAGAACGATATCGAAGGTAGCGTATACCAACTCACTCTTCCGGCAGCATCTGTGTTTGGTAAGGGCGAGAATGGTAAGTGGCCCCTGCAAACCTACGCTCAGATGGTTGCTACGAAGGGTGTGCCCATCACTTCCGTTGTTACTGAAATGCGTTTTGATACTAGCGCACAGTCGCCCAAACTTACCTTCAAGCCGGTGCGGTTCTTGGAGACCAACGAGTTTATGGCCGCTGTTGAGCAAGGCAAGTCACCCGATGCAACACGTGCAATCACGATGACCGTCTCTCAAGTGGATGGTGGTGAGAAGGAAGCACCGAGGGCTGAAAAGCCGAAGGCAGTAGCCGCCCCGAAGGTTGAAGAGCCGGAGGAAGACGACGAGCCGAAGAAGGTATCTACCAAGAAGGCGCAAGAAGAACCAGCGCCGAAGGCAAAAATCAGCAGCATTCTGTCGGAGTGGGACGATGAATGAGGGTCGCGGGTATCGGAAGAACGTCTATGACGAAGTTATTTCGTCTAATTCAAGCAGCCTAGGCGTTCAACTGGGTAAACTTTGTGTAACTAAGGACATTCCTGTCACTGACATTGCTAACTTTTTCGGTATTTCTAGGCAGGCCGTTTACCTGTGGTTTCGAGGGGAAGTTCACCCTTCTAAGCGCCATACAGAAAAATTAGAGAAGTTGATTGACAAGTTGTCCCAAAAGTAAGTTTTCGGGAGAGGGCTAGGTTTTTATCAACAAGGGGTTGTCGATAGAGCAGCCTAGTACCTCTCCCACCCACAATAATAAAGCGGCACGTACATGCGGACGAGAGAAGAGTTTCTTAGGTTTGTATTGCCTACGAGCGGTAATTACTGTTTGTGGG